CGCAAGAGTAGTTCACGACAAGCGGTCTGCCTGATGCCGATGTCGTTCCCCACTTCCCGGAACATTTTCTGCACGAACAATACCGGGTGACGTAATACTCTCCGAGGCACTCCATTTGATGCCCGTTCGCGTCCTGTTCGTCCAGATCCTCACTGATCCGGTTAATCGGAGGCGCTTCATCAATGACCTTTGCGTTCATCCGGCGCTGTTCTTCGTCCTGATAGATGATTGCGATCGGCTGATCCTCCGCACGGGCCGTGATGACCTGGAAGAATGCCACACATGCACAGATGAGCATGGAGATCCAGGCGATCTCTGTGATGATCAGAATCGTTTTGAATAATTTCCCGTTCATTTCCTCAAACTCCTCCATATCTTCGCCAGTACCGGATTCTGTTCAAACTCCGTATCCATCCATGCAATATCGTTCGCATTCGCGTACGGCATCAGGAACTTCAGTACCTTCCTTGCTTCCGGCTGCTTCATCATCAGCTGGCGGGTCGTTCTGCCCTTATAGTCTGTGTAATACATATACTCCCCGGTTGCCCGGATCAGTTCGTTCAGGTTGATCTGCATCTTCCAGGAACCGAAGTCCCCGTCAATGTGTAAAATTCCGTTTTCAATCATTTTCTGCCTCTTTCAGCGGTGAACAAAAATTCAAAAAAATCGGCCTCTACTCTTATACGTTTTCACAACAGTAAGTTGTTCTTGTTTGCTGTTTAAAATATTTTATTTTTTAAAAAGAAAGAAAAAACGTTCACCATATAATTAAAACCCTTGTACCATGCGGGTTTCAGCGGTGAACGTTTTTAAAATATTTTCGTTCACCGGCTCTATTTTCGTTCACCTTAATAGCTTAATTGCTGGTCTGTGTCTGCCTGGCGCATGAACGTCCTGCGAGTCCTGCCGTTGACCTTGCCCCTGCCGAGGCCGATGCCGTAGAGATCCCAGACGGCAGCCCGGAAGCTCTTCTTGCTGAATTTTGCTCCCTCGGAGTCCCACTTTACGAACTCCTCTGCCATCTCTGTGATGGTCCGGCCTATGATCTCCGTATCCGGGTCGAGGTCTTTTGCAAACTGCCTGCAGATGTCGTTCTCTTCGTGGTACTCTTCGTTGTACTCCTCGACTGCCTTGCATCTGGTCCAGTCTATATTCGTGTAGAGCCTCTTATATCCTTCCACGATCAGTCTGATCCAGTATTCCAGAGCAGGCCTCGTTGTGATCTTGGAGATAAAATTCGGGTCCGGCTTTTCCACCTTATTGAACATTGGCAGCCATACGATCCGGCGCTTGTAGGCATATCCCTTTTCAAAAGACTTGATATCCGCATTTGTGGTGAAGTACAGCTTCGCTGTAAAGGTCGCGGATATCGACTCTGAATACAGATGCCTGGTCGTTATCGTGTCGGCTGTGCTGATGTTCTTCAGGATCTTCAGCTCTGTGTCATTGATGGCAGCGGGCTCGATGTCGTCTCCGAGGTTGGCAAGCTTTCCGATCATGGTCACACGATACCGCTCGTCGACCAGCTGCTTGATGGACATGTTCGTGCAGTTCTTGGCGTTGTAGATCTGTTTCATGATCTGCAGGAGAGTTCCTTTGCCGTTCGCACCGTCTCCCCGGAACATGAAGAACTTCCCCAGGGACCGGATCTTCTCCGGATCGGTGATCATGACGTATCCGATGACTTCCATGAGCAGGTCGCGGTATGACGGGTCCTTGTTCGTCAGGTTGTCGATGTAGGTGTCTACGATCTGGACCCTCTGGGCGTCCGGCTTGTAATCGATATCGATGTAGTAGGGAGTAAATTCCTTGTAATCCTTCATCGGTATGAACTCGCCATCCCGGAGGATGCCGTTCCTGAAACGGATTGGAAAAACAGCATCCTCGTCAATGAGCTCCGAGCGGTAGAAGATCTGTTTGTATACCTCATCGACGAATCTGGTCGACTGCCCTTCGCACATCCGGTAGATCCGGCGGATCAGGCGTTCGTTCTTCTCGTCCGAGATATACTCGCCGTTCTTGCTCCACCATACGCGGCCGGAGTACACTACCGTCCGGCATTCTTCCATGATCTTGTCTGCGATGAGCGCCTGGGCGTTCTGATCGTCTTCGTCGACTTCCATGTCGCGGGAAATCGTTTCCAGTTCGGTGTCCGGAAGCGGTGAAGCGAACACATGATAATTAATGAATGAAATGATCCGCTCTACTTCCGGGACTCCGTTCTTCTGCAGCTGCATCCGGTGAGCGTACAGGGCTTTGTTCCGGCCTTCGTTCTCTCCCATGCCGGTCATGTTTCTGTACTTTGTCCGGTTTCGGGTGTCCACGTTGAAGATAGCAGGCAGATACATCTGCTTGTCCATGTTGTCGATCTTCCGCTGGACTCCGTTCCTCTTGACCGTCATTCCTTCCGGATTAGACGTTGAGGTATGCTGCTCGATCTCAAATCCCAGTCTGCAGACTCCGTCCTTGCGTTTCACGAACCATGACGGCTTTTTAAACCACAGGTGCGCCCCTCTGTCCGTCCAGACGGTGCGGGTCTGAATGCCGAACTCTTTGATCATGGCCTTGATGGATTCCTTCGGGAGATGGTCGATATCGATCACGACGTCGTCGCTGGACAGGAGCAGGCCGCAGTCAGTGAAGCTGTCCATCGTCTCGGATCTCTCAGCCTTGGATCCGGCGTGTTTGGTTCCTGGCACATATTCAATAAACATACTGCGGCCACCCCTTGAGCTTATCTTTCACTAGATTCATGTAGTATTCACGGTCGACGATCTCGCGGAAGTTGGTGAGGTTCCGGACGTCATCGTTCCAGACATACATCAGTTCCGGCACATCCGGGAAGTTGACGAGCCCATCGTCCTGACGGACTTTGTATAGCTTCGTGTGAGGGATGCGCGGATCATCGATGCAGGCGAACACTCTGTTCACCTTATTCTGCCAGTCTCCGTCCTTGTCCTGGACTCCTTTGTATGTACCTCCGGCTTTCAGCACATACTGCCATACCAGAGGATCATCAAGGTATTTGTCAAAGACGGACAGGATCGGTGTCCCGTGCACCAGGTGCTCGACCATGGCGATCTGTGTGATGCGGTTGGAGTTGTTGGAGAAGAATTTGTCTGTCTGATACTTGTTGACGTCCCCGCCTTTGACTGTGATCTTTCCGTTATCTTCTACAGCTATGTAGTTGTTGACGTCTCTCTGGATCCAGTCGGTGAAATAGTCGGTTTCAAGTGCGTATCCTTCAAACTCTTTCTCCCACTCGCTGCAGACGATCTCGTCGGCTCCGTTCAGCTCCGGGTTGTCTTTATAAACTACGCCGTCCGTGTTGGCATTGATGATCTCATATCCTGCTCTGTACAGATCCCGGCACAGGGAGAACAGAGCTATCTGGCCATAGACGCAGACGGTAGCGGATGCCAGCGGGTTAAAGAGTTTCGAGTATCTGTTTTTGAAGTTGCCATAAACAGAGTTAAGGATCAGCTTCAGGGCTCCGGCCTTGACCGGATCGGTATGCTTGATGCTGACACGGAGCTTACGCATCTCGTCGTATTTATCGGTCGCATCACCCAGGGCTCGCAGATGTACGATGCTTGACGGATACATGCTGGCTACGTCCTTATGCTTTACCCTGTACCATCTGCCCGGCTTCGGGGGAGCTCCGTGAAGCCCTCCCATGCCGAATACAAAGTTACAGCCGTATGCCTTGACGGTCTTGCTTCTGCCTTTGCCCATGACGCCCTCTTTGGTCATGCAGCTCTCCCACATGTCCCATACTTCGGACGGGATGCCGTCCACGTTCCGCCAGTATTTATCCGGGACCCGGTGCTTCTGCCATTCGAGGAGGGCATCATCACCCAGCAGTACATTTGCCGACAGTGTTGTGGTGTTCCACCTTGCCGCATCCGCCGACTGCTTTGGCAGCATGTCAAGCAGGCCCTGCTTGACGTCAAAATATGATTTCTCCCTCTGCTTGAAGACTTCGATGGTGGCCCTGACGTCGTGACGGCAGTATTCGAGAGTCTCCTGCCGTTCTTCGTCTGTGAGCGGACGCTGGATGTCAAAAGGCACCGAAGACTCTACAATAGACATTCCCATGTTGCCCTCGATCTGCTTCAGGGAAGGATGCGAGACATCGATCTGCTGCATCGTATCAATGGATGTGATCAGAGGACTCTTGGTGGCGTCATACTTTACAGAGCTTATGATGGTGTCGTTGATTGCCTTCAGGATCTTCGGGTCGCTCCTGGCGCTGTTCATCATGGCTGTGAGGATGTGGTCATCGTATGAGTAATTGTTATATCCCGCGAGGACCTTGCCCGTGATCAGCTTCGGCACGTCCTCGAAGCCTGACGGGTCCTCTACCTTCTCCCTGTTTCGGTTGTTCCAGTAGTGAGCAACTTCGTTTCCGTCGATGTCCATGAACACGACCAGGGCGTCTCTCTCGAAGACCTCGATATCGTAGAATAGAAGTTTGCTTGTATCCATATCACTTACCTGCAGGGAATTTCTTGATGTCTCCGTAGAAATTATTACCGAATGCGCTCTTGACCTCCACCATCAGAGGGTGTCCGATCAGTGCAGCGCGGTTCTCGACGGTCACATGGAACTTGTCCAGGAACTTCTGATACTGGGACTCCTTCTTGATAGGATCCTGGAACCATTCCTTGCTGTCCTTCATATAGATGCCGAAGGTCATCTTGCTCTCATAGGTCTTGCCGTCGATGGCATATCTGATCTTGATAAAGTAATCATCAACTACGATCTCCTTGACCTCGGTCTGATAGATCTGTCCGACCATGTCCGCCGTGAACTTCTCGATCTGCTCGACCTCCCAAAGGGAGTTGAACTTCTCATAGCAGTACACGTCCTTCCTGCAGCCGATCTTGGTCTCCAGCTTATCGAAAGCGGTGTCGAAGTAGGTCTTGCACCATTCGTCGACCTTCTTGGCCTTCTCTTCGTCATCGACGAATTTGTTGTCCTGATACACCTGCTTGTTGAAGTTGACGACGCGGACCTGCTTGCGCTCCTCGTCCAGGAAGGTCATGACGGCCTTCTTGCCGTTGTTCTCGTACTCGACAGCTACCAGTTTCAGTTCTTTTCTCAGTTCCATGTTAGTTCGCCTTTCTGTATGTGATATTGTTGGATTTAAGCAGCATTTCAGCCAGTGTGATGTCCTTCTCTCCGGTTACGATAAAGGTTGCGGTAGGTTCATCTTCAAAGTCTTCCTTGTTGCTGTTGATAAGGTTCTCAAGTTTCTTGCGCTCGCTGACGTTCCGGATCGCATCCGTCAGACTCAGGGTGCTGATGTATTCGGTGAGATATTCGTCTCCCATGCCGGAGGCCGTGTCGAGTGTCACGTCGACATCTTCCAGCCACTTGGACATGTAGGCCTCCACGATCTTCATGCTCGCCGTCTTATTCAGATAAGAAGGCTCCAGCCATCTCTCGAAGGCGTTGGGGATGAGCTTCTCGATGCGGTCATACTGGCCGACGCGCTTGTCCCAGAGTTCCCGGATCGCTTTCTTCTTCGCTTCGCGTTCCTGGTCATCCAGCTCCCGGACCTTTCCGCGGAGTTCCTGATCAGCTTCGTCGATGATGCTGGTGATCTCTTTCACCTGTTCCTCGAATACCTTGTACCCGCGGAGGATGTCGTTTTTGATGTCGATACGCTTGCGGTTCAGGCGGTCGGTCACCTTACGGCTGTCCGCCAGGATGCTCTTTGCTTCCTTGACGTTCTCCGGTGTTACTTCCGTGGAGCGGATGAACTCTCCCAGAGCGACGGCCTGCTGCCGGTACTGCTCGTATGACGGGAAGTGGATCTCCGGGATCTGATACGTCACGTCGTTCTCTTTCGATTTGATTTCAAATTCCATTTGTTTCTCCTAGTAAAATCTGTGTGATTGATGCAGTTCAATTAGTATGCTTTGTTCGTTTCTTCGATGCGTGTAGTAAAACTCTTTACATTTCTGTGTGCTTAGATGCCTTGTGACTGAGAGATACGGATCGTAACCGTTCCGCCTGTACTTCTTTGCCTCTGCCCGGAGCTTCCGTTCGTCAAAGTTGGATTCCAGGAAGATGTAGTCCAGAGGAAGATCCGGCGGGTTCACTTTGGCTGTGTCCGTCATGTACAGGATGTTGAGCCCCTTCATCTGGACGATGTACCCGGTGACCGGAACGTCGTGCACTCCGTCGAATGGGATGACCGTCCTGTGCTTCCGCAGCTTGATCGGAGCGGTTCCGACTACGACGTCGACATCGTAGGAGTAGGCCACATCCGCGTTGGCATAGATGGTCACTCCGGGAAACTCTTTTCTGATGCGTTCCAGTGTCGGACGTTTGACGTGATCAGAATGGGAGTGAGTGATCAGAAGCGTGTCTACCTTGTAGAGATCCTCTTTCATCCTGTGGTACGGTATCCCGCAGTCGAACATGATATTCTCGATCCGGACCGCGTTCCCCGTCGATCCGGTCGCTATGATGTTGTAATCAAGGTCCGTTGATATCACCTCGCTGTCGTGTTATAATTTGTTTGTTCGATATTTTTTTGAAATCGGTCGGTGTTGGTAGCACCGGCCTTTTTCATTTTTCGGTTAACATCATCAGGATCGCCATAGCATCAACAGTCGAAAAACCCGCGTTGATCTCATGCCTGCACATTCCCTTGATAGCTTCCACCCTTCCGATGAGTTCCCAGGTCTCCTGATCCCCGCTCTCTGGTACGAAGACGTTGATGTTCTCAGATGCTTTTACTTCAGTCATTTTTTCTTGGCCTTCCTCTCTTTTTTGTGATTTTATATTCAGCGTTCATGCGCCTTGTCTCTGCGCAGGCTTCCGGATATGTTCCCCGGAATGCCTTCAGCATCGGAGCGGTGCACATTGCAGCTTCCTTTGATCCGACAGCACAGCACCGGACCGGATTTCTCCGCTTCCCCGAATCGTCCCAGTAAATGATCCAGTCTGTTTTTCTGTACTGGACCGCGTCTCTCTTGGTGTTCATTTCCTTGCCAGTTCCTCCATGCGCCGCACGATGTAATACGGCAGTCTGTATAATTCGTCTTTGTGGCTCAGAGCAGACGGACTCGTCCCGACTCTCTTTGCCAGCTCTGCCTGGGTGAATCCGGTCCGCTCTTTGGCATCGTCTCTCAGCCTCCGGACTTCCCGGTTAAATTCTGCGATGGTCACACGCGCCACCAAGACAAGAACAGACCGCCGAATAACAGCACCGCGCCTTTAATAAGCATCGGAATAACCTGTGCGATCATATCGGCGTCAAGGTCGCTTGCCCGACCGGCTCCGATGTATACGCAAAAGCCGACCAGGGCGAAGAGTACGCCAAGACCATTAATGATGATGTTGAATGTTTTCTTCATGTTTCCCCCTCTGCGCTTTGTTGCGCTACGTTTTGTTGCGTCATGATTAAAAAAATAATATTAAAGTGCGATGTCTTCGACTTTTATGCCCAGGATCTCGCATGTGTCGACAACTTTCCCGATCGGCATTCGTTCCGCGTTTTCTTCCCATCTCATGACGGTTGACATGCTGACTCCGAGACCGTCGGCCACTTTGGCGATTGAGACACCCTTTGCTCTTCGCCATTCCTTAAGTGTCAGTTTCAAAATCTCACCTCCTTCTGTTTGCTACAATTCGTTGCGTTTTAAATATAATACCACAATGCAAATAAAAGTCAATCACTTGTGCAACATTTTATAGCAGATTTATTAAAAATGTTATATAATTTGAAATACGGAGGGATGCGCCATGAAGATTAAATCAGATTTGGGCAGCAGGATTAAAACTTACAGAATAAATAAAAACATGACCCAGGATGAACTTGCCGACCTTATGGAAGTAAAGCGCCAGACTATTTCTTCGTGGGAAGTAGGAAGGACAGAGCCTAATTTTCAACAAGCCATGAAACTTTGTGCCATCTTTGAGTGTACTGTCGAGGACCTTGTAAGCAACTACGCTTCGACGATCCATACCATATCATTATACACTTTCTTAAATGACGAAAATCGCGCTCTGGTGGATGATTTTGTTCAAATGCTTTACGACAAGCAGAATAAACCGACGAGAAGGTGAGTATATGAAGAAAAAGCCATCCGCCACATACAAAATAGCATACACAGACTCCACAGGCCGCCGTCGTGGAAAGACCTTCACAGCGCCTACAAAGCGCGAGGCAGTCATCAAAGCTAATGACTGGATAAACTCTAACCTTGATAACGGAAAGCCTGTCATAAGCGTTTCTGAAGCGTTACAGAAGTATATTGACGCCAAGCGCGGCGTGCTCTCCCCTTCCACGATCAGATCCTATGAAGGCATCCAAAAGAAACACTTCGATGATATCGGCAGCACATCCATCCGCAGACTGTCCAACGCCACTGTCCAGTCCTGGATCTCCCGGCTGTCTTCCTCTGGGCTGTCTCCCAAGACGGTCAGGAACTGTTTCGGTCTGCTCTCCGCAGCCGTGTTCATGCAGGATGATACTATTCGCTTTCGCGTACAGCTTCCGCAGGCAAAGCAGTTTGAGAACTATTGTCCCTCTGAATCCGATATCGCCGTCCTGATCGAACAGATCCAGCGAGACGGAGACGGGGAACTGCTCCGAGCTGTCCTTCTGGCAGCCTTCGGCCCGTGCCGTAGATCTGAGGTGTGTGCTCTGACTGCTGATGATGTCAAGGGAAATGTGGTGATCATCAACAAGGCCATGGTAAAGAGCCCTGAGGGTGTATGGGTGGTGAAGGTCCCGAAGACGAGAGATTCATACAGAAAAATTGTATACCCTGACTTTGTCATCAGGGAATTGTCGGGGATCTCTGACAGGATCATTCCGCACACGCCTGACTACATCGGAGACAAATTCCGGAAGACCCTGGAACGTGCCGGACTCCCTCACTTCCGCTTTCACGACCTGCGCCACTTCGGGGCCAGCATCATGATGTATATGGGGATCTCACAGAAGACCATCGAATCCCGTGGAGGATGGTCCACGAACAGTCCGGTCCTGCGCCGGATCTATCAGAACCAGATAGATGAAGAAATGCAGCGCGAGACAGAACAGATAAATCAGCATTTTACTACAAGGTTTACTACAGATTTACTACAAGGTTAAGCAAAGTTACACTTAAATCGGTCTGACAGCACCTAAATAAGACAAAAGAAAATGACGCTACAGCCTTATTCTATGCGAATATCAAGCTATAGCGTCATTTTTGATTTACTGCCGGTGGCGGGACTCGAACCCGCATGCAAGCGCTACATGCTTAGCTGTCCTGCGGATTTACTACTGAATCCACTGTCAGACAATAAAAATAAGCCCCACAGCATAAAAGCCATGGGGCATGATAAAAGCAGCGCGAAAAAGGCAACTTATGAAAAAACTCGGTAAGAGCAAACATTAAACACATTCTTTGGAGGTGGGGATTTGCGCTGCCATTATCCACATTAATCAACATTATCCAACATTATCCAACATTATTCCGGCACGTTCCAGGGGACCTGCGCTCCGGTCTCATCGGCGACGCATAACATGCACTCGTTCTGATCCTTGTCCGGCCAGAAGAAATACCATTTGCCATCGATGAACTGTGCGCCGGTCGCAGCTGCTCCGTGCCAGTCGAACCAGTACCAGTGCAGATTCTGTCCGCCTGTCTCCCGGATCTTCGCCCAGCCATGCCAGTTCCTTCCCTGCCCGTCCTGGTAGTACCACTTGCCATCTGACTGGATCCAGCGGAAGCCCTCGTCGTCCTTGTAGTCAGGACGGCAGCACCACTCCCACGATCCGCCGGTATGCTGGGCCACCGCTCCGCCGTTCCAGGCTGTGGCGTCGGTCTTGGAGGTGTTTCCCTCGATGGTGATGATCCGGCCGTCTGCAGTGCGCCCTACGACGAGGCCGACATGGCCTCCGCCGCTACGGCTCCGGAACACAATGTCTCCGGCTTTCGCGGTGTTAAGCGGGACCTGTCTCCCGGCTCCGATCATGGCCTTCTTCGTGTCCATGGTAGAAGCACACGACAGCATACCGCAGAGCAGACGGTCCGCCTCTTCCGCTCCGAAGATCTTGTAGAGCAGCCAGCAGATGAACGTCATGCACCAGGCATGCCCGTTCGGGTGTCCGTGGCCTGCGTTCCGAAGCTCGTAGGCGTACTTCGTGTAGTTGTCCGCTCCGGCGAATTTCGTCTTAGGATAAAGGCATTCAGATCCGTACAGACTGAAATTGTCCTTGGACTTCTCAAGGTATCCGATCTCGCTCTGTGCCAGCTGCAGGACCTCTTTCTTTCCTGGCATCACTTGCCTCCGTTCTGTGAATCGTAGATGCTCTTTGCGATGGTTACCAGGGCACCGCAGAAGACATCAAGCGCGATAAAGGTCTGCTGGATCTGCTGACCGTACTGGATGCCCCAGATATCAAAGAAGGTGCTGACAAAGGTTCCGATCGGCAGCACAAGCAATGCAATTAATTTCAAAGTGTCATATGTCTTGTTACTCATCATCGTTTTTATCCTCCTTCTCCGGCATCCGCAGGATCTTCTGATACAGCTCTGTCGCGACATCATTGCCGCCTAAGTTGTGGTATGCTGCATAGACCTTTTTTACCGATTCTTTGGCATAGATCGGGCAGCAGCTTTTTTCGGAGTATTTATTGTAATTACTGACAATTGACTCCCTCAGGAGGCTCTGCACGCCCTCGGCGATCGCCGCATTCTTCGCCTGTTCCATTTTTAACCTGGCAGCGATGCCGCGATAAAGCCATGCAAGCACCGACACTGCTGCCGCAAAAAGCCACTGGATCCAGTGAGCAGCGACAAAAGCAATGATATCGTCCATTCGTTTTCTCCAAATTAAATGCCCCGGACAGTGCCGGGGCTGTTTACGTTGTTACTAGATGTTGGTTACGGATTGTAACTGACTTACTGATTTAAAGCCGCCTTTAAGTCAGCCTTCCTCTGCCGCCACTTCCTCGACAGCTCCGTGCTTGTAGCATTCATTACGGCACGGGAATCCCTCAGAGGTGAACAGGATAGCCGCATGGGATGCGGTATCGCTCAAAGCTGCAGCCGCTAAGACCTCATGGAACTTTGCCTCGGCCTTCAGCATGGCCTTGTCAGCGTCCTCGTCATACAGCCAGAAGACATTATGCTCGAATTCGCCGTTGTGGAATTTTTTGATCTCGACTACATAGTTCTGAAACATATCAGAATACCTCCATGGAAAAACAGGGTTTACGGGTTACATTTTTTTAACTGGTATTTGTTGGTAAAATGACTCTTTAGAAAACTTTGTCAAAATCGTAACTTATGCATCAAGCGTCACTGTAAATGCAAACGAAAGAGTTGAAAAAATACGTGAAGACCTTGGATATGCTGATATAAGTGGATACAGTTTAGTGAGTATAATCCCAATTGTTCACGGTCCGGGTGCGACAACCGTTATTCCATTCTTTAGTGGGGTTTCAATGACATATGTTACCTTTTATAATTTCGCAAGCGTACAAAAAACTGTTGCCACTCAGTTAAGATGCATATATGTCAAGGAATAAATTAGCTATTTTCCTTTTTATATAGAAGGCTTACAGTCACTGAATGTTCAGCAGCTGCGCTTTCAAAGGATCTTAGGGTAAGTCTGATTCCAACGCCACTAATATAATTGCTACATACTGCTAACACGTCACCGTTGCTATCGTTGACATTCACGGCAGTCATTAGTGCTTGAATGTTTCCAGATAAGCCAAGCTGCGTCGGTGTCACAGTGACATGTCTTACGCTATTGGTATAAAATGTAAAATTCTCTGTTACAAATGCCATCCAAATCGTTTCGTTTGCTAAAGAGTCATTTAATGCACTTAATTCTTCCGCCACAGTGGTCCGTGCACAGTTCGATCCGGGAGTGATCGTACCCCCGGATGCGATCGCTGAGGTGGCCTCATAGAGCAGGCCATTGTACACGAACTGCTGCCCGACGGAGTAATTTCGGCTGGCCGTAGCGGACGACTCGATCGGTGCGAGGCTCTGGTTCTCTGCTTTGTCTCCCAGGGCCTCGTCGATCTTGTCCGCGTTCTCATTGAAGACACCGATGTTATAGAGATCCGACTGAGCCGGTTTTTCTAAGTTATAGTTTTCTGTATAAGTTGCCATCACTGCCTCCTTAGGTCTTCCATATACGCTGTACGACCAGCTGATAGCTCGTGTTAGTATTTCTCATACCCATGTACTTAAACGAGTCTACATTGCCCGTATTCGCTCCGGAGACCTCCGTATAGGATTCTCCGACCGATGTCGAGCTGATCGAAGTGACGCCCCAGTCCGATCTGATCTGATGAACGGTTACAGAGTGAGTGCCGGATGTCCACTTCACAAGAGCATGGAAAGTCTCGCCCTTTGCAAAGGTCGCATTCGTTCTGACTGTGTTGCCGGTGCTGCTGGCCATTGAGAAGCTGTCGCTGTTCCATGTAGGCGTACCAGAGCGGAAAGTAAGATTGCCGCTGCCCCAGCCTCTATTATAAATATCGTTGCTGTAATGGCTCGTTCCGTTCGTCCAGACGATGCTCCAGGAGGCCGTCTTGTTCCCGGTCGTTCCATCGGACCACTGAGTGTTTGCCGGATACCGGAGCGCCCATGTGATCGTGTACGTGCCGAGTGCGGAGGTGGAAGTCGTACCGCTCTGGGTCTCGTAGGTGCTGTTGAAGTTGGCGACCGTGACAGACCGCGTCGTGCCCTCGATGAACGAGAACGACTTTGCAGAGCTGATGCTCGGAATGGTCATGGACCTCTTCGCCACAGACCAGGAGCCGGTCTTGTTTGCTGTCGTGCCATCGCTCCACGTGGTATCGCTCGGATATTTCAGCGTCCAGGTGATCGTCCAGCTGCCCGCGTTCGTGCTCGATGTCGTGCCGGACTGGTTCACGTACGAAGCGTTGACGTTGTTGACCGTCGGCGCGAATGTCGAACTTACCGCCCATGTGTAGTTCGTGTTGGTAAGGGACGGGATCGTGATGCTGCGCTTTGCGATCGACCAGGTCAGGCTGTACGGATCTGTCGTGCCGTCCGCCCATGCGTAGCCCTCGTTCAGGGTCCACGTGACAGTGTACGTGCCGGAGGACGTAGCGCTGGCCGTGCCGTTCTGTACCATCGCGTTCGCATCGAATCCGGTGATCGTCGGAGCCTTAGCCGTGTTGTCGAAGGTGAACGCACCGGAGAGCGTCGGCTTTGCCACGTAGATCGTGGCCTCGTAGACCATCACGCCGTGATAATATACATAATCTAATTCGGTGCCGTGATAGACGACCTTGTCTACCTCGGTGCCGTGAACGATCAGAGCCATGCTGCCTCCTTATTCGTCGATGTAAAGAGTCGTGCCGACCAGGCGGAGCTTCGATGCCGGGATCCAGTTGACATCCACAGCGCCAGTCAGATCCGTGACGTTGTCCACACCGGAGGATGTCACGTGATACCTTGCCAGCGGATACTGGTACACGGTGCCGCCGTTGTCGAGATCCTCCTGCGTCGGTACAGGATAAGCGCTTGCAGAGGTCAGAGTCTTGATCGTGCCCTGCAGGAAGCTTGTCTCCGTGTTGGTCTTGCTCAGGTCGATCTCAAACACAGCCATGCAATACAGAGCACCGGAGTCTACCCGCTCAAGCGGTACCGTCTGAGTGCCTACGATCTGGACCTGTCTGCCGTGGATCAGGAAGTAGCCCGGAGCGATGTAGAGATTGTTCGCGTCGCTTGTGATCTCACAGCCCTGCGTCACTCCGCTCTGGTGTCCGCTGAACACATTCATAAAATGCGCCATGTTGGCTGCCGTGATTGTCTGCTCGTCAAATGTGATGCCGTTGATCATGCCATGCTCCTTATCTTTTCAATAAGCGTTACTTTCAGCTTGCCGAAGGCAATGGCTGCGAAACGTGAATTACTTGCAATGCTCTGGGCCGTTACCAGGGA